CGTGCGTGCCATGAATTAAAAGCCTATATGAAAACTCCAGAGATACCCGATGATTGAGAATCTATTCCCAACACCTGTTGGCTTTTATGAGTTGGATAAGCCAGTGACTGAGAAAGAACTCCAGTTCATTAAAGACTTGGAGACCAGAACCAATGAGGGCAACACAACCAGTGTGGATAACTACATCTTGAAGTCCAAAGAGATGAAGCGCATTGCTGCCTTTATAGACAAGTCAGTTCAGGATTACTTCCAAGCAGTCTATGGCCCAAAGCATAAGGTAAAACCGTATGTGACGCAGTCATGGGCTAACTATACGAACAAGGGTCAGTACCACCATAAGCACGCACACCCCAATAGCTTTATCTCTGGCGTCTTCTATGTGGCTGCTGACCCGGCTAAAGACCGTATCTTCTTTTACAAAGATGGGTATCAACAAGTGAAAGTCACGACGGAAGATTGGAATCAATGGAACAGCGAGAGCTGGTGGTTTGAAGTGGCTGCTGGCAAGGTTGTCTTGTTCCCGTCAAATCTAACCCATATGGTTGAGACGGTTCAATCTGAAGACACGCGCATCAGTATTGCTTTCAACACCTTCTTGGAAGGGGTTATCGGAGATTCACAAAACCTAACGGAGTTACTACTATGACTGAAGTAATTAACCACATGATGCCTCTAGCAATGGAGGATGTGAAAAAAGCCTACATGGAGAAAGTCTATGCCATGAGCCATGCTGAACTATTTCATGAACTAATGAGAGTTCATACCGAGTCATCCAAGTTGTTGCGGGACGCGACCGATGAAGCAGCAAGACTGAAAGATGCTCTTGAGCGACTCAGTACCATCAACTGACAAGTACGCAGAGGAGTTACTTCTCTCTCGCCGTATCTTAAAGGCAGAGATGGGTAAGGCCAACCGTGCTTACAGTCCTGATGAAAAGAAAGACTTGCTACAGTCTTGGAAAAACCAATATAGCCCTGAGTTAGTAGCCGAGCTATTGCGGGTAGCCAAGAATCCAGAAGCGCGATACCGTATCGCTAACTGGAACCTAGAACAGTTCAGCAATGAACGACGAAAGTCTAAATGAAGTTCAATCTCAAACAGTTTTACGCCTTCTGCTCTGAGTTAAAGATTGAAACCAAAGAGCAGGGCTTACGCAAGATGGACAACCTCCTAGGAACTCAGACCTATGTCATGGATGAGATTTCTAGTGGCTTGGAAAGCGGTGTCCATTTCTTTGTTATTTTAAAAGGCCGTCAGTTAGGTATCACAACTATCAGCCTAGCTTTAGACCTTTACTGGCACTACATTAATGCGGGGTTAAATGGAACACTTGTTACAGACACAGAAGAAAACCGAGATATGTTTAGAGGCACGCTCGGCAGCTACATGGACGGTTTACCAAAAGAGTTCAAGATACCCATACTTGCACACAATCGAAACTCGCTTGCCCTCAAAAACAGAAGTCGTATCTTTTATCAAGTCGCAGGGCTTAGAGCGAAAGGAAGTCTTGGTCGTGGCAAGGGCATCACATTCCTTCACGGCACAGAGACGTCTTCGTGGGGCGATGAAGAAGGACTAGCCTCCTTGCTGGCCTCGCTTGCAGAAACTAATCCAAAGCGTCTCTACATATTCGAGTCCACTGCTCGCGGCTTTAATATGTTTCACGATATGTACGTGACAGCCAAGAGAGCGAGAACTCAGAAAGCAATCTTCTGTGGCTGGTGGCGCAATGAGTTTTATTCTGCTGCGCCTGACACTGACGTCTACAAAGTCTATTGGGACGGCAAACTCACACCTGAAGAAAAAGAGTGGACGCGAGATATTAAGAAGCTCTACAACTTTGAGATTAACTCGCGCCAGATGGCGTGGTGGCGTTGGAAGATGTTGGAAGGCATTAAGGATGACTCCTTGATGTATCAAGAGTTCCCGCCGACCGAAGACTATGCGTTCGTCATGACGGGGACTAGCTTCTTCTCCAACTCGCGGTGTACTGACGCCATGAAGATTGCGAAGAAGATTGATTGCGACCATTACCGTTATGCGATGGGTGTGAACTTCCAAGACACGGAAGTGCTAAAGTCTACTGAGCGTCTGTCAACACTAAAGGTTTGGGAGGACCCCATTGATACCGCTTACTACGTTATCGGTGCAGACCCTGCTTATGGTTCTTCTGATTGGGCTGATAGGTTTTGCGTTCAAGTCTTCCGCTGCTATTCGGACGGAATGGAACAAGTCGCTGAGTTCGCCACTTCAGAACTCAATACGTACCAGTTTGCGTGGGTTATTGCTCACTTGGCAGGAGCCTACAAAAACTCGACGCTTAATCTGGAGGTTAACGGGCCGGGACAAGCTGTGCTAAATGAGATTAAGAACTTACGCCGTCAAGCTGCCAGCATGGGCAACGCTATGGGCAAGAGTTTAATGGACGTCTACGGGTCCATGTCAAACTACATCTGGCGACGTAATGACACGATGGGCGGGTTATCCAACTCTTTAGGCTGGCTAACTACAGCAGCAACCAAAGAGCGAATGATGAACTACACCAAAGACTTGTTTGAGCGTCAGATGCTAGACGTCTATTCGGTGGACACCATTGAGGAAATGAAGACCATTATTCGGGACGGGGCATCTATCGAAGCCTCTGGTCGCAATAAGGATGACCGAGTAATGGCAATGGCCTTGGCGTGCGCTGCTTACTCGGAACAAGTCCAGCCGCAGCTTATCCAGCGCAAGTTGAGTCGCAAGGTATCCAGAGAGTTAGAACAAAAGACACCGGAGCAGTTATCTGTTGGCAAGGGTGTGTCCAATTACTTGAAGGCTATCGGCGTATATGGTCAATGACGTCTTAACCAAGAAAGAACTAATGGCGCAAATGCGTCGGTTCATACGGGATAAGGAGCGCGGCATCTCCATGAAGCTCTTTGCTGACTTGTGTGGGGTCAATAAAGCCCACCTGCTAGACGTCTTTTGGTATCGCTCAGAACCATTAACCGAGTATATCCAGCGCAGAGTCGATAAAGGCTACAAAGCATGGCAGCGCGGCGAGGTAGCTATCATGCAATTGCGTAACCGCAGCAAATATATCGAATACCGCAGAGAAGCTAAACCGAGAATACTACCCACTACTGGCCTACAGATGATTAATGGGAAGATAGGGATTAGATTAGGTATGAGGAATATAGACGATTATTCGCAACCACCATTATTTGAAGGGGATAACAATGGCAGTTCTACATGACTACAAATGCCCAAAGCATGGGTACTTTGAAAGCAGAAAGGGGCAATGCCCCATGAAAGACTGTGCCGAGGAGGTATCAATCGTCTATTTGCAAGCGGTAGGCTTGATGTCAGACGGCACAAAGAAGAACGACAAGACAATTAAGCAGTTAGCGATGGACTTTGACATGACAAACGTCAAATCGACCCGTGAAGGGGAGAATCAGTCAGGTTTCTTTACTAGAAAGAACAAAACGTCCAAAAAGCAGCTTGAGAAGGAAGCAGCTATCGCTTCTCAGCGTCCTAGAGAGCCAAGACCGGGAGATGCCGCTATTTGGGGCGGGGATAACCGTTATAGCTTGGGAAATGTAATAAAGGGCGGTGCTGTACGCTCAGTTATGGGAGAATCGGTCGGTATGAACCCAAGAGACGCCGGAAACTTGACAGGACCCAAGGCGGCGAGTTATATAGCTGACCATGAAAACCTTCAAGTGAAGTCCTAAATGCGGATACCAACTAAAGACCTAGAGCGTGAGTTCTTCTACCGCGACTTAATCGAAAAGTGCATGGTGTCTTTGGCAGAGCGCAAAGGTGATTACGCCTCCCTGCGCTCTTGGTTTTTGTTCGGTGCTGGTGCCAATGAAAATCCCGCCTTATTCAATAAGATTTATCCGCACATTGACCAGCTAACGTCGTTTCTCTATTCAGCAGAGACTACACGCTTTTCTATCAATGTCGGTGCAGCAGTTCCCGGTCAAGAACACACTAAGATTCCAAGGCTGACCCTAGCCTTAAATGATGAGTGGCTAAACTCTAATGCCGACCAAGTCTTCTCCTCTGCTCTGACGTGGGCGTTAGTCTTTAACTCCACATTCATCAAGCTAGTAGTTAACAATGGTATCCACCCCTACATGGTGGAGCCAAGTTCAATGGGCGTCTTGCGTGAAGACGTTACCTACGCAGACAGACAAGAAGCAATAGTACAAACCTATTACATTACGAAATCCGATTTATACAATCGATTGTATAGCCACCCGAAACGGGAAAGTATCGTCAAACGTATTCAGACATCCATGAATACGAAGACTGAGGATATGCCGGAAGGTCTTGACCGCATTATTCTCTCTCAGTCCAACCCTACCATCTACGGTAACGTCAACCTAGACTTGACCGGCACGAACCGCTACAAAGCCCGTGTCGCTGAAGACACCGTGAAGATGTATGAGTTGTGGGTGTGGAACGATGAAACACAAGATTACCAAGTGGTCACGATGGCTGACCCTGACATTTTCATTTATGACCGTCCGGGTGCCTCAGTATTCCTAAAAGGTGAATTGCCGTTTATTCAGATTTGCCCTAACCCACAGTTTGATTATTTTTGGGGTCAGAGTGAAGTTGCGCGTCTGAACTTGCTGCAAGCCATACGAAACAATCGTATGTCAGAAATTTTAGACCTGCTGTCTAAACAAGTCTCTCCTCCCAAAGTCTTCTCTGGCTTTATGGGCATAACAGATGAGAAAGCCTTTGCGTTTGACCGTCCGGGTTCATTCGTCTCAAGCGATATGCCTAATGCGAAGGTGGATTCGATTGCACCTGAAATGCCAGCAACATTATTTGAGGTCATCCATGAAATTGACGCAATGTTTGCAGAGGCATCTGGAATATCAAGCGTTCTGTCTGGTCGTGGTGAGCAAGGCGTTCGCTCCGCTGGTCATGCTTCTCAGTTGGCCCGTCTTGGAAGTTCTCGCGCAAAGAAACGTGCCTTAATCGTTGAAGACAGTTTGGAAAAGGTAGCCACACTCTATCTAAAGTTAATGCAAACCTACGATGACACGCACTTTATGGATGAAGAAGGCAATAAGTTCATTGCTGAACAATTCACCAAAGATTTTGTTGTGAAAGTGGACGCTCACTCCAACAGCCCGATATTTACGGAAGATATGCGTCAGTTGGCGTTCAACCTGTTTAAAGCACAGGCTATCGACAAGGAATCTTTACTTGACTTGCTTGAACCGCCAATGAAACAATTGTTAATAGATAAATTGAAGAAGCGCGAAAAGATGCAAGCGCAACAGCCTCAAGCAAAACCTGAAGGTAAACCTGATTTGAAAGCAGTGGAGGGATAATGGCAACTAAACCTGATTACTCGCCAAAAGCAGACCAGCCGAGAGTACAGACCGGCGAATTGAAAAGGACCGAGGCTGCGCCATCTATGCAGTATCGGGTGTCGGGCATAAAGTCTTTTAATCCCCGTCAAGCAAGAAAGACGGGCCGTATGGGTGAACGATAGGAGTACATCATGTACAAAAAAATGAAGCGCGGTCGTAAGACCCGTCGTTAATTCCCGCAAGGGATGAGGTATGGCTGACTTCCTCTTTTAAGTTGGCCGCTGCTTATTGGAGATAAACCATGGCACGCATGAAACGTAAAGGCCGTAAAGGTCGCAAGTAATTAGTCCCTTGTGGATTAATCCCAAGGGGGAGGGGAAATACTCCCCCACTTGACATTTGCTGATAGTCTGGTCTAATCGCGTCTAGTTTGACGATAGAGGTTATTTATGAGCGTACCACCCGATAAGTTAATGGAATTGATTGGCAAACAGCAAGGTAGCCCTGCTGAAGCCCCACCTCCTGACACCACCGCAATGTCTGACCCGTCTACGGCTCCTATGTCGGCACCGATGTCGACACCAGAACCTAAGATGGGAAATCGTGAAGGTGCGCTAGTCAACATTTCAATGGCAATGGATTTGATTGAACAAGCCT